CGTGTTGTTAAATGTTTTTGTTTCTAGCCGCGCGGCAGGCTTGTAGCATTTTTAATGCCAATTCAACGTTGTATTTTCCTTCACGATAGGCCGTTCGTATTGCTAGCCCTTTTAAATAAGCCTCATGTGCATCTTCTTTGGTATCAAAGTAACCCAAATGAAATGGCTTTGATGCAAAACCTAGTTGAGCATGCCATTTGTTGTACTTATAGAACCATGTCACTCCTGTTAGCCCACTTGAATTACTTGCGCTAGTTTTACGGCTTTTAGTGTGAGCAGGCAATGCGCTTTGTTTCTTCTTTTCTCTAAGTTGCGTACGTAATAGTATTTGTTCTGCATTCCACCACTTGTCAGCGGCTTGTTCTGGATTGTCTTTCCAGTATTTCAACCATCGTTCTTTATTGGCTATGCCTCCCATCATGGTATCGACTGGCATGCCACCTCTAGCAATGTTCCAACCTATGCGGTTAGTTGGTCTTAGCAATCCTTCTATGTGTTCGCAGTATTCTCGGGTGTCGGCAACCAAAACAACTTCATAAATTAAATCGCTATATTTTCTAATGGCGCTGTTAATTATTTTGCAATTTTTATCTTGCATCCGTTTGGATGCACTTTTATGGCCGCCCCATCTATCTCGCGCCATTTTATGAGTAATGCCAACATATCCTTCTTTGGTTATATCTTTGTGATGCGGCCTATGTATCCAGTAAACAACCGATGTGCCTTTTGGTTGAAGATGTTCATTTTTATACATGTCTATATGCTTGGGTCGGTCGTACCCATCACCCTTGAGTAGTCTGCGCTTGAATAGTCCCTGTTCGGTGTCCCATAGGCTCTGTAGATGCCTTTCTGCTCTAGTTGTGTCTTTTCTGAGTGATGTGCTGTGCATAGGCTCTGGAATCTGTTGATGAAGAAGGCTTGTTCGCTTATCTGTGCCCATGGGAATACGTGGTCGACTACCTTTGCGGGTGTAATGATTCCTTCGGCTTGGCAGGCACAGCAGATAGGGTTTCTACTTAACTGTATTTGTCTGAGGGTTAGCCACTGACGGGTGTTGTACATGTCATTGAATGCCTTGCGTTCTTTGTTGTACTTCTGATTGAACCGTTGCTCGTCCCGTCCCCCGTGTTGAATGCAGTACTGGTTGTACTTGCTCTTACTGTTTTTGCATCCAAGGTGTGTGCATGTCAAGCGTTGAGGTATTGATGGCATATTGCTTTCAGGAATAGGACAAGCCAAGATGGTGATGCCCACCATTCTCAGCCATCTTGATATAAGACTACTGCACCCATAAGGTCTAGGTTCTATTTCCAGAGCGTCTATTTTCCGCTGACTAAACGGCCACATCACCAATTTTGCTCTGTTCCTGTGATACCCCTAGCAAGTTCACGCGCTGGCTTGTCAGTAAGCGCATCGCTTTTCTCGATAGCCACCGCGACATGGTGCATTGTTTTGTCATCAGCAATCGGTACTGAAACGCAAAAAGGCCACTTCCTACTGCGCTCTGATGTTGCACCATCAGTCCCTTTCAGGATTAACGCATGAGGAAGTAGCCTCAAAGTCTTGTGGTGCAACACTTGACGCTTCAATTATATCATTTTGATAAACCGCGTCAAATATTTGATAGCGACCGCAACTGTGACAATGCCAAGCCTCTCGGTTATTTGTCAGTTGATGTTGGGCTACTTTTCCACCGCATTGGCATATTCTCATCTTGTCTTATCTTGTGAAGCCTACAGAGCATAGGCTTATTTCAGGAACTTCAACTTATAAACTGTGTGGTTCAGCAATGTGGCGATGCTGTCGATTTCGTTCTGTATCTCGCTGTCCTGTGGCATTTGGTCGCGGTAATCGCGCACGTAGTTGCGCAGGCTCACCATGTAAGCCAGTGGGTCATCACCATTGCCGTTTCCAAACATTGATGGGTAAGGCTCAATGATTGTTTCGTAGGCGCCTTGGATTGATTCGACCAGGCTGTCTACCAGTTCAGGGATTTCATCATAGTATGCGTTCAGCGCCACATGTTGGCTGTACGATGTCGTTTTGAAGTGCATCAAGTGCGTCAGTGTTGCGGAGTGAAGCAATGTGCTGACAAATGTGCCGACTATTGGGTCCATGATTGATTCCTTAAAACCTGCCGCATGAGCCGCTTGGCCCACTTGAATTGCCTTTTGTTTGGTATCAAACGGCCCTTTCGACCCCCAATACCATCCATCTGATTTTTTGCTGACTGGCATACGCTATCCTTTTTGATATTGTCTGCGTTTGCAAGATTTGATGCAACCGCAATTTGGCTCGACTTTCCACTCGGGTGTTTCACCCCATTTTCTCAGTGATGTGGCCAATATCTCGCGCATCATCTTACAAGGTTCTTCAAGTAGTAATCGCTCACGGCATCCGAAGCATTTGAATGAATAGATGCCATGGTATTGCTTGTTCTTTGAGGCTTCACAGTCGCGGCAGTTTGGTGTCGCTGTATGTGTACTTCCAGACTTGCTTTCGTCCGCGTGATTGGTCATTCTGCACCTGCTCTCTTGTCATGTAGCGTTGTTTCATGAAGTAGCACAGGGCCATGGAGATTTGGCTTGCCTTGAGGTCGGGCTGTGCCTGGCGAATCTCTGTGAGTGTCATTGGCCGCTGTGTTAACTGAAAGATGTCCCGTACTTTTGTTGCCGCGTTTGCCATTAAATGCCCCATATATCAGATGGAGTATTATATCAAGCGCTTAGGATTCGCCAAGCGGTTGCGGCACAGAGTGGGACTTGTCCATTACCAATGGCTTTAATTCTGTCCACCCTAGCGGCCACCCCATCAGCCACTCGACCCACGTCGGGTTCAGTTGTCCAGTCACAGTCTCCGTCCCCATACCATTTAACACCGCGTTTGGTAATGCGTCCAAAGCCCGACTCTTGCCGTCTTTGCGTATTAAAGATTCCGTCCTGTATCCGCCTTTGCAATCTCGAGTCGTCGGTGTTGGAAACATTTTGTCCAAGTTGAATACTGCCGCAGTCGAATTGTTCTGATGATTCTCTCTCCACCTCTTTGTGGCTTTGTGAGCATCTTGGCACGTCGGTGTTGGCCAATTCTTCATGTTGCTCACTTGATCTCTTAAATTCGCAGGCTTGCTCCTGCCTGGTCGCGCTTGAGTCGCTTCTTTGTGTAATGCTTTGGCTGATTTTGGAGGCAATTTGTCCATTGTTGTGGGGGTCGCCCACTTGTCGTCCGACAATCCAAATCCTGTCCCTCTGATGCTTTGCTCCAACGTCTGCCGCTCCCAACACTCCCCATTTCGCATCAAACCCCATTGAGGCCAGGTCTCCGAGAACTCGTCCAAGCCCCCTAGAAGTGAGCATTGGTGAGTTTTCCACGAAGACGAATCGGGGTCGTACTTCGTGAATGATGCGCGCCATTTGTCCCCACATTCCGCTTCGTTCTCCATCAATTCCTGCGCCTTTTCCTGCGGCTGAGATGTCTTGGCAAGGAAATCCTCCAGATACAACATCAACAATTTGTCGCCAAGGTTTTCCGTCAAAGGTTTGTACGTCATCCCAAATCGGGAAAGGCGGGAGAACTTTGTCATTTTGTCTGGCGCACAGTACGCTTGCGGGATAGGGTTCCCACTCAACTGCACAGACTGTTCTCCATCCGAGGAGATGTCCCCCAAGTATTCCTCCACCAGCACCTGCGAATAAAGCCAACTCATTCATACACCGCCTTTCACGAACACGCATGTTTGTTGATGGACCTTGCCTTTGGAGTCTGTGTAGGTTTCGCCGCATCCTGCCATCCATTCAACTAGGATAAGTGCGCCAAGTGCGCCGATGACGATTGCGATGAGTGAGTCTTTAATCATGATTCGTTCCTTTTTGCATATATGGCGATGTTGCCACGAATAGTATTATATAGCCAATTTGGGCATTTAGCAAAAAAAAGGGAACACTTTTCAGCATTCCCTGTATCAAAAGTGCAATGGCAACCACACTCTTGGTCATTTTGCTCTATTTAAACCACAAATAGAAGCCATGGATTATCCCAATAGGGAAAAATATTGCGCCGGCCAGTAGGAAGCCCCACAACCCCTGTGCAAAGCACGTCAGGATGTGGGTCAGCCATGCCGCGAAGCAGATGAGTCCGATTAGTGCCGGCATGTCAGAAGGGGATGTCATCATCCATGTTGTCAAAGCCTGATGCCTCTGCAACTTCTTTGGACTTAGGCTTGCTTTCGCCCTCGGTTTTGCCGGACAGCATTTCCATCTTGTCGCCAATGATTTTGGTCGTGTAGCGGTCCACGCCATCTTTGGAGTACTTTTCTGTCTTCATCTTGCCTTCAATGTAGACCTTTGAGCCTTTTTTGAGGTATTCGCCTGCTATCTCAGCCAGTTTGCCAAAAAATGCAATGTTGACCCATTCTGTGACTTCTTTGGACTCGCCTGATTTGTCCTTGTAGCGTTCGCTGATTGCGATGCTGAAATTGCAGACTGCTTTGCCATCGGGCATGAATCGCATCTCTGGGTCGCGCCCCAAGTTGCCAATGCCAATAAATTTATTGACTGCCATATTTACTCTCCTAGTTTCATGATTAAGGTTTTGACTTCATCCAAGAACTTCTCGGTTTCAGTCTTCATTTCAGCAATGAGGGCTTCATCGCGTTCTGTCCGCACAATCAGCAGTTGGTTGCGCTTGGGCAGTCTTGGGTCGTAGGATATGAAGTCGCACCATTGGCGCCCCGTTACCCACAGTTGGCATTGGATTTGTTTGTAGTATTCGCTTGGCACTTTGTTTTCAAACAAGTAGTCCAAGTGCGTGGTAGTGTTTGGGCACTTCACTTCGATGAGTCCCTCATGGCCAACCAGTCGGTCAGGTGATACGCCAACCCATTCAATTTCGGGATGTAGGACAAATCCCACCTTGTCCACAAATTGATTAGTTGCGGCTTCGTACTCGATGCAGGCAAATTGTTCCTGCTCAATGCCCCACTGCATGGCCGCGTTTGCGTAAGACTCGCCTGCGGTCATTGTGCCTTTCGGCCACCAGTCTGACCTTGTATTTGTAGCGTCCGACCGCTTCGGCGTTGCCCTTTCCTTTGCTCATGACTTCTGCGATGTTGCTTGCAGTGACATGGCCAAGTCGCGCCTGTTTCCATTCGTCTGAGCCTTGCTCAATGTTGATGTAGGGCTGGTCAATGTAAGTTAATGAATCAATCATTCTTGCCCCCTAAATTTCAATCCATGCAAGGCCATTGCTTCTTTGACAAATTGCAATCCTTTTACGCCTAGATTTGGAATCCGCCTTAATTCGCGCTCAGTCCAGTTGCACAGGTCTTGTTTCATCAAGATTTGTTCTGATACCAAGCAACGCTGATACCTAATTGGCAAATCAAGGTCTTTAATGTCAGAGTTTTGGTATTTGTGTTGCATTTCTTGTTCTTTTTGCCACTCCCGCAAAATGCGTTCACGATGCTCTAGCATTTCTACCGCCATTCGATAAGCGGTTTGTGCTGTGGAAAATGGATTTGTGATGCCCATTTTTTCAATTTGGGCTTGCATTGCAATAACCGCAAAGTGGTCTAAAAGTTCTGTTTTAGTCATGCGAAGTACCTCACCCATGCGTAGACCACGTATGCCCAATAAATTCCAAGAAGCATTACTATGATGCTGTAGATTACTTTGTTGCTCATGCCGCCTCCATCAGTTGGGTTTTGCGTGCGTCTTTGGCCGCTTCCAGTTGGCGCATGACTTCTTGGTTGCCTTTGGCCATTTTGACTACACCGAAGTAGACGTTCTTTAGGTCTTCCAGTGATGCCGCTTGCGTAATGGCGTTCAGCATCGGCTCTGTGTCGATTGGCTCAGGCTCAACCTCTGGCAGGTCCTCTCCGCTGTATATGTACAGTCCCAGTCCGAACATGGCCAAGTTTTTGACCAGGCATCGCATCAGGGTTTTGTTTATATCAAACATGGAATAAGCATCGACTGTCTTTTCCACCTGTTGCTTGGTTTTCCAATCCCGCACGCTGTAGGCGTAAGGTTCGTTTTTCATGGCTTTGTTTTTGCCATCCATTACCGGCAACCACATTTCATGTGTTTCACCGTTGGCTGTTACTTTGGTGTAGACCATCGCGCCGGCAGATGACTCAAAGTAGGGCAGTCCTGCGGGGCTTTTCAGAATCTCGTATGTTGCGTCAGGGCAGGCTTGTTTGAATGTGTCCCATGCCCACGCCCATGATAAGTATGTCAACCCTTCTTTTTTTTCTGTGTGTTCATTGACATTGATTGCGCGGATTTCGTTGAATGTTTTCATGATTGACCCATTTCCTCTTTTGCAAGTTGTTTTGCTATGTCTGTGCAGTAATCTAAAACTGCCGCCATGATGACTAGTCCAATCGCCTGCGCGTCTTCTTTTGCGACGGCTTCAGCCAGTTCTTTTTTCCACGGTTCAAGGTCTACGTCAAATAGCGCATCCAAGAAGGTTTCGTAGTTGGTGGGGTTCCAATCAGTTTGCAGATGGCGTTCTGTGCGCATCTCGAATTCATGGTCGAACTCGTCTGATTCGTGTTTGCGGCTGTCTAGCCATTGGTCATATACTCTACTCATACTTACTCCCTTTTTTGAACATAGCACCGATTGTGCTGAATGTATTATACACATTTCAAGGCAAAGTATGATAGAAAATAAAATAAATTTAACGGTCCCCTTTCCCCCTAGCGTTAACACTTATTGGGGGTTTCGGGGGTCGCGCCGGTTCCTGACTTCTCGGGCTACCGTGTTCAAGGGCATCGTGGCGGCTGAATTTGCCCGTTGTGGCCATGACGGGCTTGGTGAGTCGCGCCTGGCTGTGACAATCAAACTGTACCCGCCTGACCGCAGGGTCCGAGACATTGACAATGTGGTCAAGTCCACCCTTGATGCCCTGTGCCAAGCCGGTGTTTTTGCCGATGATGGGCAGATTGATATGCTTCATGTCACCCGTGAAAATGTCGTCAAGTGGGGTGCGGCTGAAATATTTATCGAATCGCTTGGCAAATAATACATTTATGCTGTAGACTTGCAAAAACACGGCTAGGGTAGCCCCCGAAAAGACGATTCGTTACCGTCCTGCCATATGTGTTTCAGTAACGGCAACCGATAACGTAAGGTTAAATATGGCTACTCTTAGTCTCAAAAAGGCAAAACAACTTGCCGTTGAAAAACCCACTGAAGATTTAATTGGCAAATATGCCGTCATGCGTCAGGCTAGGAATGTCCGAAGCATGAGATTTACCGTATGTCACGACAAAATTGATATTGCTTTTAAAGAAGCATATCGTTTAAGTCAGGCCAATCCGACCGAAAGATTTTTGGTTATTTCAATTTTAGGCGAGGCTTGATATGGCTGGCGATTGGATAAAACTTCAAAAAGATACGCCAGACAAACCGGAAGTGCTTGCGATTGCATCTAGGATGGACTTAGACCCTGACGCGGTTGTTGGAAAACTTGTAAGAATTTGGTCTTGGTTTGATACGCATACAGTTGACGGTAACGCCTTGAGCGTTACTTTTTCGTTACTAGACCGTTTGGCTGGCGTTACAGGTTTTGCAGAACAAATGACTTTTGTTGGTTGGCTTAATCAAGATGGGCATGTACTTACCCTGCCAAACTTTGAATATCACAATGGTGAAACCGCAAAAAAGCGTGCTTTGGGTAAAAACAGGCAAAACAAACACAGGAGTAATGATGAAAGTAACGCAAATAGTAACGCATCAAGCGTGACAAAAGCGTTACCAGAGAAGAGAAGAGAAGAGAAGAGAAGAATTGAAGATAAAGAGAAGGCAACTGGCGTTGCTTGTCCTGATTTTGTTGACCATCAAGTTTGGGCTGATTTCCTGTCAATCAGAAAAGCAAAGAAGGCGCCCATGACCGAGACTGCTTTAAAGGGCATCGAGCGTGAAGCCAAGAAAGCCGGTTGGTCTTTGGAGAAGGCTATCTCTGAATGCGTGACCAGGGGTTGGCAGTCGTTTAAGGCTGACTGGGTTAAGGAGAAGATGTCTGTGTCTGAACAACGACAGAAAACCATGCACGATTTGACTCGCGGCATGGCAACCCCTAAAACACCGTTCTGGGCTAAACCTGATACCTTGGAGGCTGACCATGTGGAAAGCAAGCGACTTTTGTGATGCCGACTCAGGCTTTGATTACATCTTTGGGGTCATGAACGCGATATACGGTTCTCGGTTTGTCAGTCATTGGCAGGACATTGACCCTGCTCTTGTCAGACAAATTTGGAAAGAGCAGTTAGGCGTGTTCCTGACCTATAAGCCAAGCCTTGACCATGCCATCAAGCATTTGGATGCGGACTTCCCGCCCAGTGCCATCAAGTTTAGGCAGTATTGCAATGCCGGTCCTCAAATCCCTGTAAAACCATTACCGTTACTTGAAAGGAAGCCCACCCTGCATGAGCAGATGCAGACCACCAAGGCCAAGGCCGAAGCCCTGGCTCGACTTGCTGAACTTAAATCTCAATACTCAAGGAAATCATGATGAAACAATCATTCAAACTTTCATACTGCGACTACATTGCAAATATCATTCAAAAATCCCTCATGCAATTTGACCAAGAGAACCTGCTTGACAAGATTGGCCGCATCCGGCTTGACCTTGACCTTGACGGCGTGTTTCAGACCACCGTCAAGACAATCGACATTGTTGATATGCAGGGTAAAGCATATCGTGTGACCGTTCAGGAGTTGTGATGTTTGACCCAATCAGTCTAGGACAATCCACCCCTGTTCACCAACTTAAATTCTGCAATGGCTGTGACTGCGAGAAACCACCCGAGGGCGGCATCCAAGTCAACGCCAAGTGGTTGTGTCAGATTTGTTGGAATCGCAAAATTAGCGGTCGCAATCTTAAACAAAATCGCGTAAATAGGACTGCCAAATGACAGAACAAGACATTAGCCCTTTTAAGGCTCTTGATTTCATACGCGACAACGCCGCTGAATACGCGCAGGCCAAGGCCAACGTGGTCTATATGACCGAGTATCGCAAGACCGTTAAGGCCATGCTTATGGCATCGTCTAGTGAAAAAACGGAATCGGCCAAGGAAACCTATGCGTACTCACATCCTGACTACAAAGCCCATCTGAAGGCCCTAGAAGCCGCTGTATGCGAGTCTGAGAGGCTTAGATGGCTCATGGTAGGGGCAGAGGCAAAAATCTCTGTGTGGCGCAGTTTAGAGTCATCCAATCGTGCAGAAGGAAGGTCGACATCATGAAATATTTTGGAAATACACCGCCATCTAAGGAAACAGTTTTAAAAATGGCCAACTTGTATCACGATGCTTGGATAGGCCGTGACCAGTCTTTGATGTGGTATTACTTGCTTGCTTGGGCAAATTATAAGGATTGGGTCAAATACGAGTGGAGTGCCAAAGAATGAACTGGCCTTTTCCACCCTTTCCTAATCCCAAAGATAGGGGCAATCGGCGCCCTAAATTTAATCCTGACAATTTTGAGGAGTCTCCACTATGACCAAAGACGAAGCATTACGCCTTGCATTGGAGGCGTTGGAAGTAAACGACCTTCCATTGGACGAAAAAACTGTTTCTGAATGGGAATTAAAAACAGACGCCGCCATCACCGCCATTAAAGCCGCACTAGAAGCGAAGGATGAGCCTGTGGCAGAAGTAACAAGCGAAACAGGTGCAGAAATCACAATGTCTTGGTGGCATGAACCTGCTTTGCCAATTGGCACAAAACTCTACACCACTCCACCACAGCGCACATGGGTAGGGCTGACGGATGAGGATTACATAAAGGCTCTTGAGTTGTGTGACTTTGACAAGGATGCGGCTTTTGAGTTTTTTGAAACCAAACTCAAGGAAAAGAACACATGACTAAAGCAACATTTCTTAGTTCATACGAAACTTGGGTAGTAACTTGCCCAAAACATGGAGAGCATAACCATGTAATTTCAAGCACTGTAAAAGGATATGAAGGTCAATGGTGTCAATTATGTTGGCTTGAAATGCTTGGCAAACCATTGCCAGCAGTGTTTAAGCGTGTGCCTTATGAAGAGAAAAACACATGAACATTTTTGTTTATACAAAAAAAGCCTGCTCCAACTGCGTGGCGGCCAAGCAATTGCTTAAGTCTAAAAATCTGCCATTTATCGAGCAGAGCATGGATGACACAGAAGTGCGCCGCGCCTTTGAGTTTGCTTATCCAAATGTGCGGGGCCTGCCTCAGATTTTTATTGATGACCAACGTGTCGGAGGTCTTACCGGCCTGCAAGCGGCACTCAAGCAGTTAAATGTATGAGAAAACAAACCAGACGCAAGATTTGGAAATTGATTAATCCCATCAACCATGCAATCCTGGGCGCCGGCATCACGCAGGACCATTTGCTTGACAAACTCAGACTGACTGAACTTGCCGCTTTGGATGCCATGACCAAGGGTTTGGGTACGGTTCAAGACTGGCAGGAATTGGTCGACATGATGAACATATCTGAGTGCATGGCCATGGAGGGCATCGGGCCGGAAGTCCTACCCCACTGCAAACAGGCACAGAACGCACTAGAACGGGCGGCATTGCGTTATCAGGAGACTTACCGAATGGGACTATGCGGAGAAGGAATTAAAGCCTTGCGCGAGGTTTTTGAGTACCACGACTTACAGCGCAAAAGCATCCCGCGAAGCACATACGAAAAAATGATTATTAAAACCAAACAGCGCATTCAAAGTCGCGCCAAGGAAGTTGTTGTTTTATGACCGACCATAACAAACGGTATTTGCGGTTAAGCCTAACGGTCACCGAACTGGATATTTGCATGTACATCGGCAAGATGCGGTACACCATCACCAGTCAGCACCGCCCAGAAGGTAAGCAAGATTTAAGTCAAAACGGCTTGCAGATGTGTATTGACGGCGTTATCACCGAGTATGCTGTGGCCAAGACGCTTAACCTTAACTTTGACTTTAACTGCGATTTCCGCAAGTTTGGGGCTGATTTGGTCACATCAGACGGACGCACCATTGATGTCAAAAGCACCTACACGGCAGGAGGTCCGCTTAACGCTGTGAAGTGGTCTGTCGAAAAGCCATGCGACGTTTTTGTCTTGACCGAAATTCATCCATCTCACGTTCGGATTGTCGGATGGATTGGGCGAGGCAAGTTTCTGCGACCTGAGAATTTGAAGGACGTTGGTCGCGGGGAGTTTTATTCGGTTCCACAGACTTATCTGAACGCATTTGATGAAAAATACTACAAAGAAGCATTATGACCAAGTTGCCCGTATTGGCTGTATTTTGTGTCACTACCTCGACCTTGGTCAATCCCCATGCGAGATCCACCATATCCGAAGGTTTGGAGGACGGCGAGACAATGCCCCAGTCATTGGTTTATGCCCAGAACATCATCGCGGTAACACGGGCGTCCATGGGCTTGGCCACAAAGGATTTGAGAAGCACTACGGCATCAGTGAGCATGAGTTGCTCGACTTGACCACCGAAGCCCTTACGCGAATATCCTAGTGCCTTGCTTATCAATAATCAAAGCCTGCTTGCGAGGCGCACGTGCCGGCTCATTCGGTACGCTGATGTGAGTCCACCTATCGAATTCGCGAATCACTTGGTCGTAAGGTAAATCCGAAGCAATTACAGCACGCACCACCTCGTCAGGACTCATACCGGGGACGCGAATATCAGCCGCACAACCGACCCGGTGCTGAGAGGTGTCCTTACTCCCCACGGCATCGTTTACCGCCTTAGAACGGAACGCAGAGTTGACCATAATCGGCTTGCCGCCAAGAACGGTTTTGAGGCTTTCCAAGAATTCAGCCAGTCTTTGAATATTTGCTTTTTCACTTTCATTTGGAATGTTCTCCAGTTCCCGATGGTCCGTGTGCGTTAATTCTTCGAGAGTGAAATGCTCAGTCAGATTCATTTTTTAACCCTTTCCGCAATTTTTTCCATAGTCCTGCCGCCAAAGTAAAACGACATTACCAACATGCCCCATTGACCCAACAGTTCGACATACGCACCACGAGTCTCGTATTCAAACATCGAAGCAATAGCAAACCCAGAATACGCCACCAAAAGGAATATGAGCGTCATAGGGCGAATGTTTTTAGACAACCAAGAGTCAGATGCCATATCGGCCTGAACTCGTGCTGTCAGATTGTTTTGCTCAGTCTCATACAGTTTTGTTTCGTTAGCCAACTTTGCCAGTTCGCCATCCTGAGCCATTTTCGCCAGTTCAAACTGCGCTTTCGCCTTCGCTTCTGGGTCCGGAATTAACTTGTCGATCAGTTTCCCGCCTATATTCAAAATCGCATCTAATCCCATCATTTTTTTCCCCTTTCGGTTTATCAGTTGTTTCGTCTTGGTTGAGTTTGATACCACTTAGGAATCCAATCATGCCGCCAATTAGGGTGCTGAATGCTGGTGAAATCATTTTGAAGATTTCCGCATTGTCGACCTCCTTCGCCCATAGCCCCAACATAAAGGCGATTACCATGGCCAATACGGAGAAACATAGGGTGAGCGTTACGCAAATGGTTACCGTGTAAACCAGTTTGTCTTTGGTGTTTTACATAATATCTAGCGTCCCAAGTCATACAAATTTGTCAAACCGCCTTACGTTATTGAAGACTTCCAGTTCAATCGTGTGCTGTCTTGCGCGTTTGTTATATAACTCGAGGTCGTATGCTTCCACCGCTTCCCGAACCTTTTCCGCTTTGATTTCTTGTCGATATTCAAATTCTAGCCGTTCCATTCGCTTTTCGAAAGCGATTGCCTTAACGTCATATTCTTTGGGGAAAACGAATGGATACCATTTGTGCAACTGAATCATTTGGTTTCTTTTGACATCAGAATTTGATACAACAATGTAATTTTTTGTCGTATCTCTGCGCTGTCAGAAGTTCCTGCCCATTGGGGCAAGTTATTCCAAATAATTAGTAATTGTTCTTTGTTGCACTTTTCGCCATTAAAGTACAACCATCGGCTTAAATTGTAATGACGTTCAGACGGATTGTGCAACATCATTGCTGTTGCATAAAAGTCTTGGACATTGCACCCGCTTTGTGCAGATGCAACCAAAGTCAAAGTCAACAAGACGACCAATAAATAACGCATGGTCGTCTGTTTTCAACATTATTTTGTTAAAAACGTAAATACAAGCCCTGCCATCATTGCGATTAACGCGCCACTGGCTTTAATTAGGATTTGTTCAAGTCGTTTTAAACGAGCATTAATTTGCTCGTAACGTAAGGCGCAAAGTGCCTCATGACTATTCAGTCGTGCTTCCGTCTCGTTGATTGTCGCCATTCATAGCCTCTTTGTTTTTCAATAACAATTCGTCATTGGGTGCAAATTTTAAGGCTTCTTCATTGAGTTGTCTTGCTTCGTCTTTTTTACCAAGATTCCAAGCGGCAATGGCGGCATACATATATGGTTTTTCGCCCCATGCGGATGGGTCCATTGTGTAAACCAATTCTTTGTTTTTGATGTCCAACGCTTTCATTGCGCTGTAATAACTCAAATTCCAGTCCTGTTGCATATATGCAAAAACTGATAGGTCAATCCACGGCTCACGGCTTGTTGGGCATTCAATTGTGGCCATGTGATACCACTTGTTTGCCTCATATGTTTGACCAAGATGCTCATAAGACTTGCCTAGCAGACGCATCGCATAACCGCGTTCTGTATTCCATGTTGCGCCTGGCAATGCCAAGTAACGATTGAGGGCTGTAATAGCCTCTGCCCACCGAGCATAAAACGTCAATTCGCGTGCGTGATAAAACGCATTGCGCGGACAAATTGGGTCTTCCTTGACTGCCAGTTCAAGCAACGGCATATATTGACCGCGTGACTTTGTGTTGTCTGGCAGGTGTTTGACCAACAACATATCTGTTTGCGCATAAATCTCTGTAATGCGTCCGTCTGGTCGTGGATATTCATGGACAGGGTGATGCCAGTGGTATCCGTGTCTGTGGTGGATTTTTTCGTACATAAATGAGATACCACAGCCCCAGTCAAATTGATAGCGCAGGCGCGTTGTGTTCTCTTGCCAAACTCGTTCAATCTCTGCACGCCACCCGTCCATAAGCACTTCATCTAAATCAAGTGAAATGCAAACGTCAAAGTCGCGGGGAATTAGTGCAAGTGCCGTATCACGTGCTTTATCAAACCGCCAAGGATTAATACATATTTCCTGCACAACTGCGCCATTTTCAATTGCGCGTGCAACTGTTGCGTCAGTTGACCCTGTGTCTGCTATCAAAACAAGGTCGGCATCCCTGGCTGATTCGCAAAAACGATTTACAAATTGTTCCTCGTTTTTGCTGATTGCGTAAACGGCTATCTTTAATTGTCTTGTCATATATTTTTTATTGTGCGGGTGTTGGCGGTAACTGCGCTTCGGCTTGGCCTTTAATTTTTACCACTAAGTTCCATGCGCCTGTTTTGGTAGGCAAATCGCCTAGCACCTGAAGAATTGCATTTGTTTCTTCAACAGTTAGCGTTAGTGTAATGTCTTGCATTTTCGTTTCCTTATGTTGCCACTAAATTCAGGTAGTGGCTTCCTGTTTTACCAAGGCGTCCCAGAAGCGGTGACTGGATTCTTCTGCGCCTCAATCTGAGCCGCCAAAGCCGCTTCAGTAGCAGTCTTGTCAACACCATTAGCCCACACCCAACCCAATACTGTTTCTTGAGTTAGTTGGTCATAAGGAATGTTGACTGTGCCATCTGCCCATGAGCAAGTTGAATAGATGGATGCTGTGTGTTCACCATCTACTGCATTAGCCGACCAGTGGGCGCAGAAAATAAATCCTGTTGCAATGTCGTAGTCTGTTTGACTTACCTGCCAAGTTGTTGTCGTAGTCATAATTTACCTTTCAGTTTAAGCGATGCCTGCATCTGCAAGGCGTTTACGAAGTGATTGAATTTCAGCAACAAGGTCAGCAATGACTTCTGGTGTGCTTGCTTGCATAGATTGGTAAACAGGATTTCCATTTTCATCAACAGCATCTTTTTCACCTGATACGCTATGCTCATAAACTTCTTGGAATTTGTGTGCCAAGAAACCACGAGTGCGTAACCCGTTTGAATTCCATGTGTATTCAACAGGCTCAAGAGCATCAAGTCGCTCACCATGACCAGTTACAGCACCAATAACAGTCTTTAAACGATAGTCAGAAGATGTTGCATATACTAAAACAGCTCCGTTATAGTAAATTTCACCTCTAGTAGTTCCACCAGAACCAGAAGTAAATCTTGCTAAATATGTGTTTGTTGTATTTGAAGCATTACTAACAAAGATTGTGGGTTGTGTGTTATCAGTATTTCCAAAAGCAGCCGCAATTTGAGAACCACCAGCAACACCAAACTTTTCTGAACCTACAACTGGGAATGTTGTTGAACCAATAAAGAAATTACCCGCAGAGGTTATTCTGGCTCGTTCTGAACCGCCTGCTGCAATGGCGACATTGTTTGTGCCAACGCCATAAATGCCGTTTGTAAAACTACCACCTCCAGCAAAAAAAATTCCGCTAGTTGAGGCTGTAAAAATATTTCCAACGGCTACTGTCAAATTACCACTTGCATCCAAAGTCATTGCTTGGGTAAAAGTAATGGCAGTTCCTGCTGTGCCTGATGGGGCTGTGTAAAAACGGAAATCACTTCCACCTTCGCCAACAGAAAATCTAGCCGCAGTAGTCGTAGTGGCGTATTTCCAGCCTGCGTTGTAATAAGCATTCTTTGTTGTGTGCGCTTCGTTGTTGCCTATTGTTATTCCATAGGCAGATTGAATTGTTGGTAATGAAGAAGCACTCGGAGTAACTCCCAAGCCTAGATTGCCTGATGTGTCTAGGCGCATACGCTCTATGCCATTGGTAAAGAACGTCATTGGGTAAGCGCCAGCAGACCAAAGAACCGCAGAGTAAGCGGTAGTTCCAAAGGTGCTACCCGCACTATTTTCACGACCTATGTAAAAGTCACCACCAGTATTGTTTGCAACATAGTAAGCAGCGTTTGTTCCTGTGTCAGACTTAACTTGAGCAACCGCAGTTGCAGCCCTAACATCTAACTTATAAGAAGGCGAACTTGTACCAATACCTAACCCTGTTGAGGTGAGGCGCATACCTTCTGTGCCATCTATGCTAAATGCAATAGGATAACCATTACCAGCACCTAATTTACCAGTCCAAATGTTTACTGTTGAGGCGGTTGTATCAACATAAAATCTAGCGTTGTAACCATTAGATGCCGCAGAAACAACTGTTAACCCAGAACTAATTCCGTTACCAATAATTTCAGCATTCCCAATACTTTGTGCCGCACCGCCTACAGCAAAAGTAGTCCCGTTAAAAGTAAGCGCAGAGCCACTTGTCAGAACCTTTGAACCATTGAGATAGGTTACTCCGTTGGCTGTGCCGTATGACAAGGTTTCGCTTGTAGTAATGCTTGTGTTGGCAGCCGTAAGGGTTGTGCCGTTAAATGTCAGATTGGCAGAACCAGCAAACGCACCCGCATTGTTGTATTGCACTTGCGTAGTTAGACCGCCAATAGCGGGTGTGCTTCCAGTTGGGCCTGTGCTACCAGTTGGACCAGTTGGTCCGGCAACAGTCGAAGCCGCGCCTGTTGGACCAGTTGGACCAGTAATTGATGTGCCATTTGCGCCAGTAGGTCCTGTCGGTCCGACATTTCCTTGTACGCCTTGAATTCCCTGTACGCCCTGCGGTCCAGTTGGGCCAACAACCGTACTGTCAGCACCCGTTGGACCAGTTGGACCAGTAGGTCCTGCAACAGTTGATGCCGCACCAGTTGCGCCTGTCGGTCCAGTAGGTCCTACAACCGTGCTATCTGCGCCCGTAGGCCCTGTTGGGCCTGTCGGTCCAACCGCGCCATTTGTGCCGTTTGCGCCCGTAGGTCCAGTTGGTCCAACTTCGCCCTGTATGCCCTGTATTCCTTGAATTCCCTGTGGGCCTGTAGGTCCAACATTTCCTTGATTTCCTGTAGGTCCTGTAGGCCCTGTTGGGCCAACATTTCCTTGCGCGCCTGTTGGTCCAACATCGCCTTGACTTCCTGTAGGTCCTGCAACGCCTGTAGGTCCTGTAGGTCCTGCAACCGTTGAATCAGCACCAGTTGGACCTGTTGGCCCTGTTGCGCCTGTTGGTCCAACAACGCCAACGGATTGCAACACAACAATTAAATTGTGATTGTTTGCAAAACCAGTTGTACCTGTGCCGCTAGAAGTTACCAAAGTAACGGGACAAGTAACCGATGTGTTAGGTATTGTTGTCGGGTCAGCGGTCAATATCCATTTTTGATAGTTGTTTGAATTGCTTGCATCTTGCAAAACAACCGCATCGCCACTTTTTAAGAATGACAAAAACAAATCAACATCGATGCCGTTACTTGTTAAATGACTAAAAACAAGGTCGGTTGCTGAAATTTGTGTAGCGTTATTCCAATACACATGGCCCGCAGTTGGCGTACCTGATGTTTGGTTTGTATCCGCCTGGTATTGATAATAAGATGAAGATTGACCATCAGCACCCGTAGCGCCTGTAGGACCTGTTGGCCCTGCTACTGTTGAATCTGCGCCAGTCGGACCAGTCGGACCAGATGCACCTGTGGGTCCAGTAATTTCATTGCCTTGCGCACCAGTCGGACCCGTCGGACCAGTAATACTGTTTCCCTGTGTACCAGTGGGTCCGGTCGGTCCAACAGCGCCAACTTCGCCTTGAATACCTTGTACGCCTTGTGGACCAGTTGGGCCAGCGACAGTTGATGCGCTACCTTGCGCACCCGTTGGTCCAGTCGGACCTGCCACCGTAGAATCTGCACCTGTGGGTCCAGTTGGTCCAACGTTGCCCTGACTGCCAGTAGGTCCAACGCTTCCAGTTGCGCCAACATTCCCAGTAGGTCCAGTTGCGCCAATATTTCCTTGTGCGCCAGTGGGTCCAACTTCTCCCTGTATTCCTTGAATTCCTTGAACGCCCTGTGGTCCGGTGGGTCCAATATTTCCAATTCCACCTTGTGAACCAGTGGGTCCAGTTGCGCCTGTTGGTCCGGCAACAGTGGATGGTGAACCCGTTGGACCCGTTGGTCCAGTTACCGATGCACCAGTCGGCCCCGTTGGTCCTTGGACCGTACTAGGCGCACCAGTTGGGCCTGTTGGACCAGTTGGACCGCTACCCTGGGGACCCGTTGGACCTGTCGCGCCACTGATTGCTCTATCAACCCGCAAGTCAATGCGTGGCTGTGGCGTTACCTGTAAATTTACATTGTTGCCGTCAATGACATTGACTTTAATGTTACTCATAGGACGATTACTCCATCGCTACGCACCAAGAACAACAAGAAAATAATTGAATCGTCAGGAGGTGTTGAGCCAACTTGCGGAAAACTTACTTTAACGCGACCAGAATATCCAACTGGGTCTGCGGCGTTGATTTCCAATTCGGGGTCGGTACTCATCAGCGACCAGGCGCTTGCATCAATGACCAATGTGCATGAACCTGCGGCTGAAACAATATTGGTAATTGTCAGCGGAATCGCAGGCGGCGTAGGCGTGTAATCAGCAATATCAAATGTAAGGCCGTTACGCGTGTCAACAATGTTTGAGAGTTGGCGGCGAACAATTTGCGCGTTAATAGTTGCGCCAGTCAGGTCAATGGGGTCGCCAGTAACAGAATTTGTGAATGTCAAATTCCAATAGGTTTGTTGGTCCCACACCAATTCACCCGCAAGAATGGGGTTATCAAAACCGCTTACTTGCGCAAGAGTATTCTTATTAAAGATGGCCATAGCCGTTCCCTAAACTTAGTTAGAACATCCGTGATTCTCACGGGCTAGTGGTGTCTTGTCTTTTAATTATTCTAATCGTCAATTCAGATTTTGGGAATCTGTTTTTTTAATTCTTCAACTTGCGCTGACAGTTCTTGAATGGCCTTGGTCAGTACCGCAATGTATGAGGGATAATGAATAGTTTTAAAACCTTTTTCTTCACCAACTTGCCAATCTTTTTCAAAATAAACCAAAGATGAATCATCGCCAATCAAGGTTTCAACTTCATCGGCAATAAATCCATAACCCTTTTGATGTCTTGGGTCCGCTTTTAGTTTGTAAGAAACGGGGCGCAATTGTTTAACAAAAGCCAAACCCAAATCACTATCGGCAATTTCCTCTTTAAGACGAATATCCGATGGACTAGTTGTTTGCACTCCAAAAGTAACAGTATTTCCTGAACCAGAAGTGCCCACATAAGCACCGGCAATACCGGTAGATGATGAGCCTAAAAGATTGATTCCTGAGCCTGCGGCGTTTGCTGTTCCTGAATTTGTCGGAAAAATACGCGCCCATGATGAAGCAACTAATCCATCCATTCGAGCAGTGTCGTAGGCTTGTCCTGTTGTTGACAGTGGCGTATAGCCCAAAGCAGTTGTGACAGTTGAACTTGTAATAGATACCGCGCCCCATGTACCGTTACCGCGCATCACATCGGTTACTGTTCCTGTGGGGATTGGGAAAGTGTAGGCATCCCACTTGAAAGGACCGTTACACCATACGCCTGGTCCGCTTGCGGAAATACCATAAACACCTGCGCCTGTACCGTTTGACAAACCAAACACGCCAACACCGGCAGTGCCGTTGCCATAACCTTTTACGCCTACGCCGCTAGTTCCACTTGCGTTGCCTTCAATGCCGGCAAATGGACCGCTACCAAACACGCCTGTACCACCTGAACCAAACGACACGCCACGGACACCATAAGCATTGTTATCGCCATAGCCATAAACACCCGCAGTTGAAATCGTGGGGTTATATGGTGCGTTGTCTGCAAATGCAATGATGCCGTATCTTTGAGCGTATGTAACATTGGCTGTGACTGCGGCAGTGCCTGCAATTGTTGTGACTGCACCATTGAACTTGGCCGAGCCAGTAATTTCAATGTTACTTGCGCCAATCAAGTTGCCCCTAAAAATACCGTTGTTAAAAAATACGTCACCAGTGCTTTGCTGAATGTAATAGCCAAGCGTTCCGTATGTTGCAGGATTGCCGTATGTAGGAGGTGTTGAGCCGTTCCAGTTGTCAGAGCGAATGTCTTGGAAAATGCTTGCGGCTACGGGTCCGGTCCATGCCGTACTATTTGCAGGCACGCTGTTTACTGTGACGCTGTTGCTGTTGTATTGGCCTTGGATGTACCACATGACTTGACCAACAGAAACAGTAGGCGCAGTCAAAGACCATCCTGTTGGGGCCGTTGCGCCGCTTGTTGGCGTTGTGAATGTTGGAGCCGCACTTGATTGGCTTTGGACTTTGTAGGCAGTTATAAAACTGATGCCAGCCGTTCCTGCTGTGCCAGTAGGCGCCCAAACAAATGCAGAACTGTTTGTGCTTTTTTGTGATGAAGCAATTTCATTGCCGACGGTATAAGTAAAGTAGTAAGTGCCGGCAGGCAATACTTGATTGGCAAATGTGTATGTTGTGCCATTAGCCACTGGTACATTGTTTGGCGATGTGGCTGTGTTAAGAGCCTTATAGGAGAGCGGGTCTGCCGGTGTTGTTGTGTAGTACAACGTGCCAAATGTCACGCGGCCTGTTGTTGGAATTGAGACTTGCACATCAAAACTAGGCACTGCATCCGATGGGCGTGATGCCGTAACTGTAGGTGCGCTTAATGCTGAAAAATAAACAGGCGATGCCAAATTGCTGTTGGGCGCAGGTGTAAATTGCGTAATGTTTGCATCGTCATAAACCTGTGCGTTGTACTCATTAAGTTCCAATCGGGCGCCTAAACTGCCATCAGGCAAGGACGCTTCGTTCACTTTCATGACTCGGAACAGTTTGGCGTTCCATCCATAGTCGCTATTTGTGACGCTCACCACATTGCCTGCATCGACTTGGATGCCGTAGTACGTTGTGTTAAACGAAACAATCAAGTCCTCACGGGCTTGTTCTAGCAATCGGTTGGCCAAGTATTGCGCCTGGACAGAATCGTTTACCAAGTCATAAGTGATTGAGTATTTGTTGACCGGCTCATTAGGGTACAGCAGGCCGCTAGGTGTTTGCAGGTTTACAAATGAAGCCTGGTCACGGTTTGACTTAAATGGGAATCGGGCTTCGACTTGATTGATTGACGATGTAATATCTGTCGCACTCAGCCGGATGTCGCCAATGATGTTGTTGTCAGTGAATGCATAAGCGGCTGTTTCTGACTTGTTAATCACCACCGACCATTGGCCCAATGCCGCGCTGTATGTCATCCAAGAATCACAAGCCGACATGATGCGGTCAATGTTTGACAGCACTGTTTGGCCTGCGTCTAGCACGCCGTTGATTCGATATCGTGCCTGCGTGACGGGTGAGCCGCCTCCGGCAGGTGTGTAGGTAATCAATGCGTCTGAATATGTATTCAGCGTTGCCACGCAGATTGTGTCAACAGATGATGGGGGAATCGCGCCACCATAGGCTGTGTTTGTGATGTAGTCCAACCATACGTCACCAGGCTTGGCCACGCTTGCGCCGTTGGGGTAATGGCTGACGTGAAACGTGATTGGGTTTAATGATGTAGTGTCTGCATCGCGGTTATAGACAAGTTTGACAATGGCAAAAGCCAAGTTGTTCATTTGCCTGTTGCTACTGGGCCATCTTTGTGCGCTTGCAATGTCTACGCCGCCCATCACGGTGCTTGGTGCAGATGCGCCGTTTGCAGATGTAATCACGCCTGCATTGGATGATGTGTACAGGTTAATATAAAGATTGCCACTAATCTTTGTGTCCACATTGCCGGCTTCATCGGTCAGGCTTATAACTTTGGTGCGGTCTGTGGAGTCAAATGTAATCAAACGGTCGCCATAATACATTTCGGCGGTGTCAAAGTTAAACACGCCTGCCGCAGTTCCTAGTGTTGAATTTGCTTGGCTAATGCTTGAGATTGCCAAGACGTAATACATTGTCTTTTGGTCAGTCGTCAGCACCGCATCCACAAATGTGCCGCCCATGTAGGCATCGCCGTACACCACTGGGATTGCGTTTACTGCGCTTGGGGGCACTTGCTGACGCACACCCATGTCTTGCTGAGTCTCGGGGTTTTCGGCAAAGATGCGGGTCACCACTTGCGACAGGGCAAAACTGACGGCAAAGGTTGCCGCTGTGACAGATGTGAAAATTCCCGCTTCTACAAGCGAAGCCGCCGCCGCCGCAATAAGTGTACTGACCATTTTTATTCCCTAACGAAAGTTGCGCCTAGTGGTTTGTAGCCACGGCGCGTGTAATCAATCAACGGCCCGTTTGCTGAGATTGATGTGCATACCAAATCAATATCGCCGATTTCCAACATCTTTTGAGCACGTTCGTCAAATGCTTTCCAAAGCCTACCGCCTACTGTACCGTTTCTATACTCTGGCTCAACCCACCAAAGCAATTCATTTAATTCTTTTACTTTGGGTGACCAAATGTTAGAAGTTTTGTAAGCCACGATTGCACCTCTAAGATGCGAGTCCACAAAAATAAAGCCACGGCCTTGGATGATGCTAAACAATAGTTCTTCAACATACCGAGGAAAATGATTGCTTTGTTCGCCAAGTTTTTTAATAGGGTTTTCATAAGCATAGGACTCCACAATTTCTAAAAGTCTTGGAATGTCATATCTTGTCGCTAGTCTTATCATGGTGCGTCACCACCTCCACCGCTATTGTCCAAGGTAGTTGTTGTTTCGCTTGACTGTGTCTGCGTCTTTGGAGGCGCCCCGAAGTCAAAGTATGTATTTGAAATCTCAGAGACGCGGTTCATTGATGTCTCGCTTGTCCCGTAGATAAACTGCCAGTTGCTCTTATTGGTCCGAACGCCCGACAAGCGGTTTTCCAAGATGCGGCGCATCGATGAGCATGAGATTGAGCAGGTCGCCACCCGCGTGCGCATTTCAGAATTGAAGTCTTCGGTAATCGCTACGCTGTTAATAATGCCTTGGTAGCGTTTAAAAAATTGCGTAGTGGGCGTTGTGATGATTTGGTTGTTTGAGTCAAAAAATCCACGCCACACTTCCACCAGTGAGCCTTTGATGTCGTTTGACAGAATAACTGCAATATTGGCCGGCACGATGCCTGTCAACGATATGGTCATGTCATCCGAGGTTGCTTTAATGTCTCGCTGTATGTCGCTGACATTAAGTAATGCGCCAAGATTTGAAAAGGTATTGCCGCCCACAGTGATTGGGGCCGCCGCATTACAGAATGTGTAAACCGTACCGGCTGTGCCGACTGTCAGTTTGACAAATTCGGCATGGTTAATCTGTGAGCCTGTTACGGCATTTATCGTGGTCATGTGATGTACTCTCTAAAAACAAATGGCGCATCCCATTGCACAAATGCGCCGCTAGTCATTGGGTTCAAAGTATATGTCGGGCATGACTCAGCCACAACAGTAAATGTGCATTGATTTCCCATGTACACCGTTGTTCCAGATGCGGGTGTGCCAATCAAGGGCCTGTGGATGCTCACAGATGAGCCTGCGGAGTCCGCTGTCACCTTGTAGGTGTATCCACTTACCATGATGAAATCGCCGGCCTTGAACGTGCCATTGGAGGTCAGTGCAAGGGTTTGTGTGTTTGCCGCCGGTGTGCCATTCAATGTGGCCGCTGTTGCCGTTCCCTGCATGACCGTAAACCATGACAGGTTGGAACTGGTCATCACAATCGTTTCGGGCAATTGACGGTCTTTGTTGTCGATGGCTTGAATGATTGCACGTACCTGTGGGTAATACAGGTAGGCATGAGGCTGAATCGTGAACACCCATGGCACTGCGGTCAAATATTGCGCCACGGTGATGTAGCCTGACCTTGCCACTTGCTGTCCAACCATGCGGCGGTTGTTCACCTGCATGGATTGCTGTATCTCAAAAATGGTTTGAAAACTCATGCTCGACCTCGATTCACTGCCAATGATTTACCGGCGTATTGATTTGCCGCCCAGACAGCATTGGGGCTTGCCAACAATCTGTCTTCAAATGATTTGGTATCAATAGCGTTAATGTAATTGTTTGTCACCATGGTTGTGCCGCCCATATTGCTCAGTGCATGGTTGGGAATAATATTTCCTGCGGTGCGTGGTACAAACAGTTCGGGTCCGCGTTCACCCACAATGCTTGGTTGGCCAACAGCAGGTGAGCCGCCGTCTGCATAGCCTGGTACGCCAGTCATGGCCGCAGGCTGATATGGATTCGCACGCATTCCAAACATAGCGCCAAACATCGAACTCAAAAAGTTGGATGCCGCCGCTTTCATCTGAATGGCAATCATGTCTTGAATGATGCTCTTGGCCAAGTCTTTGAAGCCTAGTTTGCCAGTCTTTACAAAGCGGTCAATGGCTGATTCCATATTGCCCATCAGTGAGTCAAATGCTTTGGCGCCTTGCTCGAGTTCTGTTGGCATATCGCGCAAAAATCTATTTGCGGCTTTACCAAATCCTTCATAAAAACCGCCTTCACGTTGCGCTTTAATAGCATCATTTTGTGCTTGAGCATAACGCCTTGTTGCATCTGCCAATTCATTTTCGCGTTGAATTAATTGTTCTTTAGCATCGGCATCCAAAAGATTGTTGCGGTTAATCTCTTGAATTGCATCTAGACGTTTTTGTTCTGCCAAAAATAAATCTTTTGTTAATTGAATATCCTCTGGACGCATGTCTCGCAAAAGAATGTCAATAGACAATAATTGTTCTTTAATTGCTAACAATCCTTGCTCTTTTTCAATGCGTTTCGCTTCATTTGTATATGCGGCCACTTGTTGGCCTTCAATATCAAATAAAAGTTTGGCGTATTTTTGTGCTTCGCGGTTTAAATCCGCAATCATTTTTAATCGTCTACGTTCGGCTTCCTCGGCATCTTTGTCACGGGCCTTGGTTACTTGCCTGCCTGGGGTAGACGCGGGGGCGCCTGAGTCAACTGACTTTGGGCTAAAAATATCTAATGTAAATAAGTCCAGTTTAGCCCTATCGCGTTCTGCTCGTTCTGTTGCCTCTTTATAGATTTTCCCAATCTCAGCAAAGTCGCCACGGAACAAAGCCATGGCCGCTTGCCCCAGTGCTTTGAAATCCTCAATCAAAGTTTTAACAACAAAACCGACGTGCCCTGCGGCCAATGCAATTGTTTCAAATACCGCTTTGAATATTTCGCCAAAGGTGTTTCCTTCTTTGTTTAATTCTTTGAAGTAATCTATTGTTGTGACCAGTTTGGGACCGGCTTCTGTGGCCAATAGCAACATGTAATTGCGTGTGCGCTGTTGCAACAAGTCGTAGACATCGGCGGCCTTTTGGATTGCTTCCTCTTGCTCTTTTGTGAGCGTGTTGGCCTTGTCCATGTCTTCTGCAAGAGCAACAAAGTCAACGCCCTTAGCGGCCCTGCCAAAGATTTCAAAGGCTTTTGCATTGCGCGTGACGGAGTCTTCCATTGAACCAAGGTTTTTCACGACCTTGTTCAGCAGTTGTTCCTCGGACATTTTCCCAAGGTCTTGCAGGCTAATGCCCAACATGGTTGCAGTTTTCTGCGCCTGCAATGAGCCGCCAGCCGCATCGTCAATAAATTTTGTGAACGATGCAAGCAGTTTGCCGGAGTCATTAGCCTTGCCGCCTGCGTTGGCCAGAGCATTGGAAAGTTTAAGGACTGTGCCAATTGCTACTTCATTGGCTTTTGCAACATCGGCTAAGTCATCTGCATACTGGAGTGCGGCGGCAGTGGCGGCCACCAAAGCAGTTGCGCCAATCTTTCCCGCCTTTTCTGCGGCTTGGCTGAACTGCTCAAGTTTTTTACCGGCGGCTTCTATGCCTTTGGTGAACTCCGCAGAATCTAAGCCTAGAACTACGCCAAGGCGGGCAATCATATTAGCCATGTTTTACCTCAAACAATTTTTTATCAAACCCTTGTGCCTGTGTCATAAACATCAAAAGGCTGTTGTTAACAGCCGCCTGTTTACTGCTTTCGGGCAACGGCGGATAGATGTAATCATAAGCACTTCCAAGGACATTGGCTAGTTTATACGGCGGTGAGTTTGCCGGCCTCATATAGTTAAACACTCCGTTTGTCAGAGTCGCTATTTGAGTCAGCAGTCCGTAGTTTCCAACCAGTCCATCGGCATACATCGTTTGGATGTTTACCATGGTTACATCATCGATGTCTTGTATTGTTTCTAAGGTATGCCCGTTGAAAATCATTGCGGCTAGGCATTGCTTTTTCAACGAGCCAATTAGTTTCCCCGCGCTTCCTTATATGTCGGGCTAATCACTTCACCAATTTTATCGACTATCTGCATCTGTACTGAAATTGGGAACTCGTCTTCAATGTCTTGATACGTCAAGTCGTCTAGTGTTGCGCCTTCCATTGCGGGAATAAGCAACTTAAAAAATTCTGTAATTCGGGCTTCTGTAATGGCTTTGTTTTTAGCCGCCTCTCGCATGGACCGGCCTTGGACTAGGATGTCGTCATCAGTAAAAACAAAGTCATCATTCTGATTGTCTTTAAATTCCAACAGTGGCTTTGTAATACTGTCGTAGATAACATTCACAGCCTGCTCGTCAGGCTCGGAGACTTTTTTGTAGATAGCGTCCGATTCTGCAACCAGTGGGATGCGGACTTTAAATGTATGACCGCCAAGTTCAAAAGAACGGGTCAATAAGTTTTTTCTATTTGCTTGGTATTTTTCACCAAACGCACTTGCGAATTTCGTCATTTCTGTTTTGCCTTGTATTGATTTAACCGCCTGCCGATAATCTCTCCAAGCCTCTTAGCGGTGTCGGGGGCCTGTGATTCCATCGCGGGTCTTAAAAATGGATGTGCGCTGTTGTGTGCAGAGCCAAACTCTTGCGCCACGGCACGCGCATCGCTTTTTATGCCCATGAAATTTTCTACGTTATCAACGCCCATCTTTTTAAGATTGCGTCTTGCTCTGAGAAGTCCTCTGCCTTCACTCATTTGGGCAAGTTTCTTGCCGGAGGCTGTTGTGACGGCGGCAATGACTGTATCGGTTTCGGTAATGTACTTGGACCGTCTATCGCGGCGTGTGGGGCGCCTGGCTTCCACTTGAAGGGATAATTTTAAGCCACCCGTGTCGACAGGTGCGTTGGCCACGGCTTGACTTAGGACGGGCTTCATAGCCTCGCGTACTGCGGGGACTAAAATTTTGCTCGTGGCTTTCTTATCGCCAATCTCCTCGGCCAACTCATTGAATGCGGCAAGCACCTCTTTCAATCCATCGATTTTGAAAGATGCTTGCATGGTTTAACCCGCCTTGATGATTTTATGGAAGATTAGGTGATTGACTTGCAGGGCGTAATCAACGACTTCCTCGGGAGTCATTTTGTCCGCGTGGTGCTGTGCGATTTGATGCGCAAGTGTGACCGCAGTCATGCGCTGTTGAGAGAAGCCAAACCAGTCTTTGCGTTCACTGGCTTGGCTCACAAGGAAACCCAACAAATCGTTCGTGTCTTTTATTGTAGTAGTCATTTTTTATTCTTTTGTCTTTTTGGGTTGGGCGTATGGGAAGTACGTTGCCAAAAACTGCAAGGCAGTTTGTTCTTCAGAACCTTCAGTAGCGCCGGCCAAGGCTTCAGCGACTTCTTTGGGGTCCAACTCCATGCCCCTGACCGCAAGGTCAAAGGGCAGGTAGGTAGTCGTCAGTAAAGTTACCGCGTCTTTAATCGTCATGATTAAACGCTGTTTGACCAGCCGTATTGATTGCCACGTGGGTGGATTGTGAACGTCACCTTGGCTTCAGCGCCTGGGGCTGAGTCAATGGTCCACTGGCTTACACGGCCATTAAACGCGTAGTTCACAATACCTGTGCCATCTGTGGCAGAGATAACAAAGGTGCGGTCAATCGTGCCGTTATAAGCATCAGCGCGAAGCAACAACAATACTGTGTCGCTAGGATTCCAAGCGGCAGTAATGCTCATGCTAGTTGGTGCAGACTGAACGGGAATCTTGTCAGATTGACGGGCGCCTGCAACGCCGAAAGATGCTACGGCATCATCTTGGCCAAATGCAGGGATGGCTTCCACAGGAACCAAGTTGCCAGAAACTGCCAAGGCAGAAACGGAAGCATAGGTTGACAATGCAGAAGTAGCCAATGCGGTTGGGTTTGCGCCTGGCTGTGCGTATAGCGTTGCACTAAAGCCGGGCAAAATTTTACTTGGTAAAGCCATTTTGAGTTTCCTTTAAAGAGTTGAACAATCGTGTCTTATGTTGGAATATCTATTGTGCAATCAATAAAGATTTGCGCCAACTTATTCTCATTGTCGTAACTGTTATACAGCCACTGGCAATCTGCTTTAGCAATATAAAAACCACCATCGCTAGGGTTTCCCAACATACCGCTATAACCATGTAGCGATTGTAGTACTTGATTTGAAATTGTGAAACCGTCTTCAATCTGTTGGGTGAAGATACTTATCTGAAACACCGGTCTGTCGATACCTTTGACCGACTGATAGTTTCCCGTGTAAACCTCTTGGTGCACGTTTCTGAGCATCCATGTAATGAACTTAGGCTGTGTTGCAAAATTGCGATTGAAGGCCGCGTAGACGGGTACAGGCGCGACAATTCCTGACAGTTGGTACTGGATTGCTTTGCCGTAATTAACAACATTGGTTTGTGCGGTCATACAGCCACCACAGGGTCATTGCGCACGCACAGGAACTTGACCGTCATGCGGTCGTCCGATTCGCGCACGCTGTCTACACGCCAGTCAAAGTTTTTCCAGTTAATGGAATACAGATTCTGGTTGTCCACAATCTCACGGGTGTTCGGGGTGTAGTTCAAAGTAAATTCCACAATGTCCGAATACACACGGTATTTTTCAGTGATGCGCAGATTGTTGGCCACAGAATGCACACGCGCACGCGTATCAAACCACTTTGTGATAGTCGTGGATTGCTCACCAAAGGTACTTTTCCCAAAGGTCAGCCGATTCACTCGTATGTTTTCAAAGCGTGCAATTGCCATTTACATCACCAGTGGTTTGTAAGGACGAAGCAAGGCGGCAACACCAAACGGCACTTCATGCAGTCTGCCGTCAGTCGTGTTTGACCTGTTGTTATACAGGTGTGTCAACAGCATCAGCGCCGCTTGTTTAATCACAGGGTATGTGGATAAAAAAGCAGAGTTCTGGGTGTAGGTGACAACGATTGGATTGGCTACAGTCTGATTCAACGTGTTTGGAATAGTGTTGAGAATGACACGATTCCCCGTTGGGTCGTATAAGTAGTTGCTTGAGGCAATCAACACTGGGACTGTATTTGAGGTCGAGTAAAACTCCACCGCGTCAATCGTCACGCCGACTTTGTTGTTAGCGTTTACCGCCACCTCGGGCAAGTCCAGAAACACCGAAGTGTTGTACAGGCCGAAGTTTGTGTAGTAGACCTTGTAAGTCGTTGGATAGATTGCCGCACCAATATAGTCTTCAATGGCCATGCGTGTGGCCAGTTCAAGTGACTGCAAATATGAATCTTGACTCTCGTCTTGAAACAAATTCAACTGTTGCGTGATTTCATCCAAGGTCAACCATGGCGTAACTACGTCACGGTCAACTTGCTCGAATTTGGCGTAGTTGTACGGATTCCGTTGGTCGGAATAAAAAGGCGCGAGTGTTTGGTTCTCAACTGCCATTTTTTACCCCTTAAGCCGCGCTTGCACGTACACCGGCAAATGGGTCGCGGACAGTACTTGCTACACGCTTCTCTGCATACAGTGTCACAAAGCCTGGGGCTGTCTGTTCAAACACTTGTACGGTCATTTCCTCGACATCAGCAATAGTCAAGAAGCGGTCCCAGTTTGCCAAGTAAATTGGGTAGTCTGTGGACAGGTAAGAGTTAGGAATGACGGGCCATCCAAAGATTGAACCGACTGCGCCGCCTTCGCCTGGCTCACCCAACTCCAAGAACAATGGCAAGCCTTGGCTGTCTTTCAACTGACGCAAGGTTTGAATCATTGCGGGAGTCATGTGCCATGCGGTTGTGGGCAATGCCCAGTACTGTGCGGGCAATGAATTGGCAATGTTGGTGATTTTGTTATAGGTCGGTGTTACGCCACCCAAGGATGTTGTCACCAAGGTGTGGATGCCGTTTGTAATGGCTGTACCGCTTGTACCGTAGGCCGCAGAGCCACTCAGGTATGTATCCAAGCCACGCAAGCCGTATGTGCCGCCTGTGGTGGTTGTGGTTGAGCCTGATTGGTCATTGTTCGTGGCCATGGAAGCGCCTTCCTGTTGGCTGAACTCTAAAGTAAGGTCAGTTAACAGGGCTTCTTTCAAACCGTTGATATCGTCCATCGCGGCGATACGGATTGGCAGTTGGGCGTTGATGATTCGTGTTGGCATAACCCAGTAGGCGGTCGCTGTGTTGGGCGAGCCGGAGTCGGGCGTTGCATTTGGGTTCCAAGGGTTTGCGCTTGTCGCGTTACCGGTCTTGGCCACAAATTGAATTGCAGAAGTATTAGGGGCTTTGATGTTGCGTGAACCCATGCGGAACGGGTTGGCATAACGTAGTGTTGAAAAAGCATCATCAAAATAAGTGCGACCGCCAATGCCATCGCCAGACCCTGTAAGTGTTGATGCCTCGCGTAGGTCAATCGTTACCTTGCCGCCTTCAGTAAGGGCTTGCTTGATGCCGTCTAGGATTTTTTGGTTTGCACTCATTTTGATAATTCCTTAAAAATTAAAAGACAGGGAGCCTAAGCCCCCCGTCATTTTTTTCGCTAATTAAGCGCCTGTCGCTGTGGAGCGATAGCGAATGATTGCGTTGGGGTCGACCACGCTTGAGCAGAGGCGTTTTTCACCAAAAAATGTGATAAAGCCTGGTTGTGTTTGCTCGTAGCGACGGAGGACCATAGACAATCTGTCTACGATTGTATGACCCCGAGAAAAATCTCCGAAGTACATTGGGAACAATGAAGTTGTTCCGGCAGAACCACCGGCAGATGTAGGTGCAGAGCAGTACGAGTTAACGTACACATCAAAGCCCAACAATTTACCGACGATACCGTCATAGACCAATGGAGACATACGCTCGAATACAGGCGTACCGTTGTTGTCAACCAAACCACGGATGCCGGCGAGCATCAAGGGGTTGATAACAAAGCAGTTGCTTGTAGACCAGTATTGCTGTGGCAAAGAGTGAATGAATTGAATCAAGTCAATGTATTTCACGTTGTTTGCAGAAGCAAAACCGTTGGTTGTTGTCTGGTCATAAGTAGCGATGCTGTGCAAGCCATCGGTACTAGCAGTACCAGAAGAACCGAACGCGGCGGCAGAGATAGTGCCACCAGTGTAGGTTGCATTAGAACCAGGATATGAATTCAAACCGCGCAAGCCTGACGTGCCACCGTATGCAGTGGTAGTTGAGCCGGACTGGTCGTTATTCAAAATCATGCTAAGGCCTTCACTCTGTGAAAATTCTTGGAGCATGTCGTCAACGACGTTGGCCTCTAAACCATCGATGTCGTCCAAAGCCGCAGTACGGATTGGGAACTGAACGTTGATGTCTTGCATATTCAATTGCCAAATAGATGTGGCTTCGGTTGTAGCCGCACCATTGTTTTGAATTGCATAGCCCCAAGCCGCACCTGCGTTGCCGGTCTTAGCGCGGAACTGATAGGTAGAACCGTCAGTAGCCACGTTACGGGACACGCCGCGCATAGGGTTAAGCAAACGCAGTTTGTGGAACACTGGGTCGTAGGCTGTACGGCCACCGATGCCTGCGCCAGAGCCTGTCAATGTTGAGGCTTCGGTCAAGTAGGCTTGGTGTTGTTCTTCAGATTCCCACAACTTCAGTTCTGTGTGAACGCGGTTGTTGCCTTTTGCGAAACCAGCGAGTTGCTCTTTCACACGGCGGTTCACATCACCACGCAAAGTTTTTGCAGGTGGGCGAATGATTTCAGGGACGTTGATTGCAGATACTTTGGCTTCCAAAGCGGCAAACTTTTCAGTCAACTCGGCTTTAGCAGTTTCCACAGTAGTTGCGACTTCGGCTTTCACCGCTTCAATTTTGGATTCGTTAGACACGGCAATCGCGTCAACTTTTTCCAGGACTTTATCCATAGACATTTTAAATTTCCTTTTAAATGCGTTTTTCAAGTGCCTTTGCCAACTCGCGTGCTTCAAAAGCGGCAAGCAATGCATCGGCTTCGTTTACCACCGCATCAGACTCACTCTGAGTTGGGGTTACTTCAACGGGTTTTGGGGCATCACGCTGTTCCAAGACACGTTTGAAGATACTAGATGCGGTGGTCGCATCCTTTTTGTTAAGGCCAGCATCACGCAAAGCCTTTTCCAAAACTCGTGGATTCACATGGCCTTCAGCATCAAATGCTTCCAGTTTCTGAATCTCTGCATTGGGGTTATTTGGGTACATCACGACAGACACTTCGCGCAAGCCGCCTTTAATGATTTGGAAGTATGCTTTTTCATAATCGAAATCAGGGTTAGACCACATCGTGCCGTCTGGACCATTCTCAAATGGATTGCCGTCTTCGTCAACCCAACGGGCTTCCTCGGCATAAGCGCCAACAGAAACGCCGCCAAACATTTTGGGGGATTCTTTGAGGATTTGGTAGAGGTCGTTGCCGCCAACAGTGTTTGTGTAGAGGCGACCCTTTGCGGTCATGCCTTCATCATCCATCACAAACTCTGTCCACTCACCCATGGGCATGCCAAGGTCGTTGTGGTTAAGGAACATTGGGAGAGGTTTATCACTGCTGTTGAACTCAGTCACCCAGTCCATGAAACCTTCAGGTTGGTAGTTGAACTTTCGTCCGTCTTCCCCGCTTCTTGCGTTCCAGGTTGTCACTCGGGCTTCCATCATTCCCGATGGATTCTGTGACTCGTTTTCGCTTGCCGCTAGTTGGACTTGCGCTTCGCAAATTAGCGTTAAATTCTTCATTTATCACCCCATTGTGGATAGATTGATTGTCGTCTCTTATCTTGTGGGGCTTCTCTATTGTGGCGAGTGTAACATCACTTGACTTTATTTGTGAAGTCAAATGTGCAAGCATTTTTTTCAAATGATTCATTAGGTTGTGCCTATGTTCATTTTTCGCTTCTGTCCACCACCGCCGCCGCCCGTGTCTTGAGGAGACGTTCCCTTGAGAGGCTCATTGGATGAGCCACCAAATTGTAATTCATCGCCGCCTTCAATGGTTGCCATGTTCAAATACTGACGGGCTTCGTTGGGAGTCATGATGCCAGATTTGACTGCCGCTGTCACAAAGTTCATTTGGTCAAGCGGGGCGCCCTTCAAGAAATCCTTGGTATCAAAGCGCACGCACAGGTTGGGGTAGCCTTTGAACAGGTGCTGTTTCAACTTCTGCTCAAGGCTAATCACCGTTGGGTACATCACGGTTTTGTAGAACTCATCCAACATGGTCTGAGTGTTATTATATTTTTGGTCAGCAATGCCAAGCATCGCAGGAGGTACACCAAACAAGCCGCAGATGCGCTTCATGGTTTGTGTCTTCAAGTTCGCCGCATCAGCATCCTGCAAGTTGAGCATGCTGATTGATTCATAGGTCATGCCTTGGTCAAGCAACATGCCTTGGCCGGACTTGGAAGGGTCTGTTGCCCGACTGCCGGTCATTTGATTCCATGTTTCTTTAATCCGCGCCGCAATCTCTTTGTACTTTGCGTCAGGAATTACTTGGTCGGTCTTGAAAATGCCAGACGGTTTAGCACCGTTCTGCATAATAAAGTTGGCGTAGATGTCGATGTCTTGGTCCAATGCAATCAACTCTGTGGCCAAGATGCCCTTGTTGAAACCGGACGAGCCTTGCCATGCCGCTTCCTTAATGTGCATCACTTCGTGCGCATCTAGGGGCGTGTCTTTGCTGAAACCATAGGAAGGCGAACTCAGCACGTAGGAAGGGTAGTTGCCTTTGGTCAGTTTGACCGTAATCAGTGTGGCATCCAAGTTGAACATTTCAATTGGAGTCTGCACTGGGTCCTTTTGGTCTTTTCGCCACCACAGGGTGAACGACTCACCGGCAAGGTCTTGCCACATCATCCACTGATACCAAAACTCATATTGACTTTGGAAGTTATTGGGCGATTGAAGCAGGTCCAAGACTTGTTTGGCCTTGGCTTTGTCGCGTGCGCCAACATTGGGGTCCATCACCGCATCGGTAAATGAGCCGTCTTTGTTTTTGGACATGATGGAGATGCCGCACTGGGACAATGCGCGAGCCTTCACGCCAACGCATCCCATGACCGTGGAGTTGCGGGTCAAAGCCGACATGTCCAGTACGCGACCGGCTGTCGTGGTGCTTGATGTCGTTACATACAGTAATTGCTGTGAGGGCTGTTGTTTGTTCTGCCCCATGATGACTTGGTTGCCCAATTGCAGTTGGCCAAGCACAGCATTCGACTCGTTTTGAACGCCTTTTTTTCTGCTGAAAACATCCAAAATGCCCATGTTTTTCTCCTAAATTTCCGCAATGCTACATCAAAATGAACGAAATCCAAAACTATCGCTGACGAATGGATTGTCCAAAGAGCAGTGGGCGGCAATAATCATGGAGATGATGCCGTCAACCTTTGCGGCTTTGTCGGCTTCGTTCTTTCGCACCTTGATGTTGCCGTTGACATCGGTGTAGCATTCGCAGTTTCCAAGTTGCCATCCAATAAAAGGATTGCCGTCATGCTTGATTTGTTTGTTCAGAATCAACTTCTCAATGTATTTACTTGGATTGTTCAGCACTGCCATGCCCTGTCCCACTTTTTTCACGGGCAAGCCGGCATCGTGTAGCCTGGCCACCAGACTGGCGGCGTTATATGCATCATACCCAACTTCTTTAACGTTGTATTTTTGACACTGCTGATTGATGATGTAGTCCGATATTTCACGGTCGTCCATCACGTTGCCTTCGGTCAGTTTAAGTATTCCGCTTTTGATTGCCACTTGAAAAATGTCCAAGTAGTGCTTGGGAATAAAGGTAAGACTTTCCTCGGGGAGAAAGAATTGCCATTCGACTTCATAGTCTAGTTCCCCGAATCGTTTGAGGGTGCAGACCGAATTCAAGTCGCGGGTTGCCGCCAAGTCGAATCCAATAAACACGGCTTCGGGGTCTTTGCGCGGCTCTACTATGATTGCCTTGGGGTCGTCCCAGTGTGCGCGGTCAAGCCATGCGGCGTTTGCCGATACCCATACGTTTAGGGTTTTGCACAGGAATTCGTTGAGGGCGGCAGGCTTATGCTTGGCTTCCTCGGCCCTGTTTGCAATGGCATCCTCGTAGACCGAGATTCCATGCATCGGGTTGGCCTTGGCCCAGTTCACGGGGTCGCGCCAGTCGTCTCCCAAGTCTAGGCCGTACAGCAGGCCAAACCATCGGGGGTTGTCAGTTGCCTCGCCACGAAGCATCGACTGATACATGGACAAGTCCTCATAAAACTTTGTGTCCTTCGTGAACGAGGCGGTCGTAATATACACTCTCAGCGGGTTTTGTCTAGCCACCATACCCGAGTGCAGAACCTCAATGCTGTTGCGGTCCACAATCTGCGCGGCCTCATCCACCACCACTGCCGATGGGTTTTTGCCGTCACCCGTCTTTTTGGTGTCGCGGCTCAGTGCCTTGAACATGGACTGCGAGTCGCCTCGTTTGCCAATCGTGTATTTGGTCGGAGTGAACAGTTCTGCCAGTTCCTTGGGCATGCATTCCACAAAGCCTTTGGCCGCATCAAACACAATGGTCGCCTGCTCTCTGTTTGTGGCCAAGGTAAACACCTCGGGGCCGGCTTCGCCAAATAGCAGTTCGTATAGCGTCAGCACCGCAGTTAGTGTGGACTTACCTGCTTTCCTCGGAATGAACAGAATCACGTCTGTCACCATTCGCTTGGAAATATCCTTCTTACTTCTAAACCCGTATATGGCGCATATCAGCAGGATTTGGAATGGCTCAAGCACCACCGCCTGCCCTGCCTGGGGGCCTTTCGTGTGTTTCAGCGTGGCGGCAAATTGCAGGACATGGTCAGGCGCCCGACTGTCGAATACCCATTCCCATTCCTTGTTTTCAAGTTGATTGATGAATCGTTGGCAAGCCAGTCTCACATCGTTGCAGACGTTTATCTCGCCCTTTGCCACCGCATGGGCGTATGCCACCCCGTCTTGGTAGTTCATCCTGCAAACGGTCCTTTGAGGAATTGCGCCACTGGGCTGTCGTCTTCAGTCTTTCCTGCTGACAACCGGCTTCTAGGAGTTAACCCTAGTTCGTTCATCAGTTGGATGATTAGCGTCATGGTCTTGTTTCGCACCGACAGGTAGGGGTTGGGCCCAACCGTCTTGCCATCGTTGAACTTGGTCACGATGCCGCCCACCTTGATGGCTGTGGTGCATTTGACGTAGGTGTCGATGTGGTCGGCCAGCATCGCCAAGGTGTGTTTGTCTTGGTCATTCCCAATGCCGTAGACGTTGTACAAGAATTCCGAGGTTTCCTCAATGAATCTCAACTTGTCCCAGGCTTCGGGGTTGTCCACCCACTCGGCTTTTGGGATTCTCTTTTTTAAGTTGTCCGGAAGCATCTTGGGCATTCCCCTGCGTGGGGTCGTCCCGTCAACTAAGTGAAGTTCTGGTGGTTTTTGGTTCATATCTTATGGTAATGTATTACCCCCCTACCGTCAAATTGCTTTGCGGGACAGTGGGGGCCTTGTTTTGCTGTTTCGTGTTG